GCGCTGGAGGAAGCTGTCAACATGGCCCGCAACGGCGACCTGCAGGACGTGCTCGTCCTCTGCTACGACGGCGACGGGCATCAAGTCATGATCGCTTCAGGCGCCGTAACCCGCAGGGATGCCCTGTGGATGCTCGAAACGGCCAAGGTCGCTGTTCTAAGCCCGGATGAAGACGATGAAAACGCTGCGTGACGAACACGGACTGCTCAAGCAGCAGCGTGATTTCGCGGACGCCTACCTGGCCGACCCTGACCGCAACGCGAAGGCCGCATACATCAAGGCCGGCTACGCAGCACGGGACAACGCTGCCGAAGTCAGTGCCTGTCAACTTCTAAGACGACCTCAGGTGGCCGCTTACATCGCCCTGCGGACCGCTGAGGAGCGCAAGAAGGCCGAGAAGAACTTCGACATCACCCAGGAACGTGTCCTGTCCGAGCTGGCCGGAATCGCGTATTGCGACCCGGCTGACCTGTACGACGAGGACGGCAAGCTACTGCCGATCCGCGACATGCCGGAGCGCGTGAGGCGGGCCATCGCGAGCATCGAGCACGGCAAGGACGGGGTGAAGATCAAACTGTGGAGCAAGACGCAGGGCGCAGACATGCTGGCCAAGCATCTGAACCTTTACGACCAGCACCAGAAGGCCGGGCTGGGCGGTGTTGCCGAGTTGATGCGCGAGATTGCCGAGCGCCGTTCACCGGAGTCACACCCGGTTGAGCGCGCCAAGGCGAATCAGGGCGCGAAATAGGGCCGGCGCCCCACTTTGTTAGATTCGCCCGGCCGAGCGGTTGAGACAATTCCCCACCGAAGGGGTGTTTTTGGCAAATGTGGCGCACTGCCGGCCACCACACACGGCGGTTTTTCGGAGAACGAGACGATGGACATGGGCAAGTGCAAGAAGGCCACCGGCTCGGCCGGCATGAAGCAGGTGTTCGGCGACACCAACGGCATGAAGAAGCCAGGCGAGAAGCAGGCGCCGCGGTCCAGTGGCACCGACGGCAAGAAGAAGTCCGGCGAGAAGTAATGAGCGTGAGGCGCCAGCTTGACGATCAAGGCTGGCGCCTCAACAACCTGTACACGATCACGACCAAGGAAGGGAAGAAAGTCCCTTTCCGAATGAATTGGGCGCAGCAGGAGCTGTGGGAAAGCCTTTCGCTGAACAACCTGGTGCTCAAGGTGCGCCAGCTGGGCATCAGCACGTTCATCCAGCTTTTGCAGCTGGACACCTGCCTGTTCAATGCCAACACGTCCTGTGGTGTCATCGCGCACGACCGCGAGTCGGCCGAGGACCTGTTCCACCGGAACATCAAGTCCCCCTACGAGGATTTGCCCGAGTCGATCCGCGATGCGGTGACGGCCACGAGCGATACGGCGCGACAGCTGCGGTTCTCGAACGGCTCGGTCATCCGGGTCGGCACGAGCATGCGATCAGGGACCTATCAGATTTTGCACGTTTCGGAATTTGGCAAGATTTGCGCCCGCTGGCCCGACAAGGCGCGCGAGATCGTGACCGGCTCGTTCGAGACTGTGCCGGTCGGCCATGGCCTGAAGTTCGTCGAGTCCACCGCCGAAGGGCGCGAAGGGTATTTCTACGACTACTGCCAGGAAGCGCGGGCGCTGCAGGACGCCGGCAAGGAACTTGGCGATCAGGACTGGCGGTTCTTTTTCTTCCCCTGGTGGAAGCACCCGGAATACAGGTCGCGCGACCTGAGCACAATCATCACGGCCGAGCGGACGGCGTATTTCGACGAGCTTGAGAAGGTGATCGGTGAGCCAATCCCTCTTGCGAGGCGGCTTTGGTACGTGGGCAAGGCCAAGACGCTTGGCGAGGACATGCTGCGTGAGTACCCGAGCACGCCGGACGAGGCCTTCGCGGTCACGATCCAGGGCGCGTATTACGGGAACGAAATGCGCGAGGCCCGCAAGGCAGGCCGAATCACGAAGGTGCCCTACCAGACCGGCGCTCTTGTTCATACGTGGTGGGACCTTGGCATGGACGACATGACGGCGATCTGGTTCGTTCAGCGCATCGGCCGCGAGCTGCACGTCATCGACTACTACGAGGCCAACGGGGAAGGCCGGGCCCACTACGCCAAGGTTTTGCAGGATCGGGGCTACCTGTACGGGGCGCACGTCGGCCCGCACGATCTGGAAGTCCGCGAGCTGGGCGGCGGCGAAGGGGAAGGCATCACGCGCAAGGAGACTGCCCGGCGGCTTGGCATCAATTTCACCGTGGCCCCTGGTCCGGGCAGTGTTTCGCAGGCCGATGGCATCCAGGCCGTTCGGAATCTGCTGTCGATCGCTTGGTTCGACGAAGAGAAGTGCGATAAGGGCATCAAGTGCCTGGAGGCTTACCAGCGCGAGTGGAACGAGTCTCTGGGCACGTACCGCAACACACCGCTCCACAATTGGGCCTCGCACGCGTGTGACGCCTTTCGGCATGGCGCCATCGGCGACGCCAAGACCGCCTCGGTTCGTGCGCAGGAAGTGACGCCCGTATCACCAAAAGGATGGACTTGATGAGCAAGCAGATAGTCGACTTCGCGCCGATCGCGGACGTGGTGTGCCGCATCCTAGGGCCGGCCGCCATGGAGCATCCAGACATTCGCCCGCGCCGCGATAACGTCGAGGTCCGTATAGGCGAGGCCGAAAATGCCGGCAAGGTGATGTTCCGCTTCATGCACATGGACAGCTTTCTGGTCGAGTTCGAGGTTGACGTTGCAGCATTCCTGAAAGACCCGCATGCCTACCTGGGCGGCATCGTCCGCGACGTGGCGCTGGCTGTCGAGAACGCACGACGCCGTCGACAGGCTGAAACCGTGATCTATCTTCCGATGGTCCACTGATGGCTGGCCTCATCATCACGAAGAGCAACGCCGACCTGATCCGCGAGGACCAAGAGCGGGCGAAACCCAATGATCGTGAGGCGTTCGAGAGCCGGCTGGCTGGCCACATTCGTAAGGTGTGGGAGCGCAACCGCCGCGCCAAGGAGCGGGTACAGGACCGGATGCTCAAGTGCATGCGCCAGCGCAACGGGGAGTACGACGCCGAAACCCTGCACGAGATACGCAAGCAGGGCGGGTCCGAGATTTACATGATGCTGACCGCGACCAAGTGCCGGGCGGCCAAGTCGTGGATCACCGACATCGAGGTTCCCGCAGGGGATCGGGCGTGGCTGCTGGAGCCGACTCCGATCCCCGATCTTCCACCCGAGCAGGCGCAGGCGGTTCAGGAAGCGGCGACGCTGAAGTTTCGCGAAATGATGAGCCAGGGCGAGGCGCCTCCCGACCCGAAGGTCTGGCTGGAAATGATGCAGCAGGCGCAGGAAGAGGCACGCCGGGCGGCCGAGAAACATGCCGAACAGGCCATGGAGCGCATGTCCCGGCGCATGGACGACCAGCTGACCGAAGGCGGCTGGGTGGCGGCGATCGAGTCGTTCATCGACGACCTGGTGACGTTCCCTGCCGCTGTCATCAAGGGGCCGGTGGTTCGCAACCGGCCGACGCTCAAGTGGGGGCCGGACTTCGAGCCGGTCCAGGCCAACGAACTGCGCGTCGAGTTCGAGCGCGTCAGCCCCTACGACGTCTACCCGTCGCCGTATGCCACGTCGCCGCAAGAAGGCGACTTCATCGAGCGCGTGCGACTGTCCCGGCGCAGCCTGTATCAAGCCCAAGGCATTCCCGGCTACAGCGCCGAGAACATCCGGATGGTGCTTGAGGAATACGGCCGCGGGGGCCTTCGAGAATGGATTTGGCGTGACTACGAGCGGTCACACCTTGAGGGCCGGGACTCGACGGTCGAACTGCACGATCCCGACACCGTTGACGGCCTGCATTTCTGGGGCAGCGCACAGGGCGTGATGCTGCTGGATTGGGGGCTTCCGCCAGAGCTGGTTCCTGACGTGCTGGCCGAGTACGAAATCGAAGCCATCCTGATCGGGCGCCACGTCATTCGCGTGCGTCTGAATGACGATCCTCTGATGCGCCGGCCGTACTACAAGGCCAGCTTCCACCAGCTGCCCGGCGCTTTCTGGGGCAAGGCGGTGCCGGAGCTGATCGCGGACATCGAGCAGGTCTGCAACTCCACGGCACGCGCTTTGGTCAACAACCAAGCGATCGCGTCAGGCCCACAAGTCGAGGTCTACGTGAACCGGTTGGCCGATGGCCAGAACGTGACCAGCATGTACCCGTGGAAGATTTGGCAGATGAAGGATGAGCTTGGCGGCTCGAATAACCGGGCGATCAGCTTCTTTCAGCCGAATTCCATTGCGGCCGAGCTGCTAGCCGTGTATGAGCAGTTCGAGCGCAGGGCCGACGACGCCACGCAGATTCCGCGCTACGCCTACGGTAACGAGCGCGTGGGCGGCGCTGGATCAACCATGGGCGGCCTTCAGCTGCTGCTGAATTCGGTGGCGAAGGGCATCAAGGAAGTGGTCATGCAGATCGACCTGGGCGTCATCGTGCCGGCGATCGAGCAGCTGTACACGTTCAACATGCTCTACGACCAAGACCCGTCCATCAAGGGCGATGCCAAGGTCCGCGCCAGAGGCGCAACGGCCCTGATCGCCAAGGATCAGCAGAGTCAGCGGCGCGAGCAGTTCCTGGCCCAGACCGCCAACCCGATCGACATGAGCATCATCGGGCTTGAGGGAAGGGCGGTGGTGTTGCGCGAGCAGGCCAAGGCCCTGGACCTGCCGGACGCCATCGTTCCGGAGGCCTACGAGCTGCGCGAGCGGCAACAGAATCAGCCGCCGCCGCCCGAACTGGAGCTGGCGAAGGCCAAGCTGGAAATCGAGGCCAAGAAGGTGGAGCAGGCCGGACAGGCCGCGGACCAGAAGGCGCAGTTGGCCGCCCAGATGGAGGGCGCCAGACAGCAGCACGAGACGGCCCTGCAGGACGACGAGCAGGAGCATGAAGTGGAAATGGAATTGCTCAGGGGGAGGCTGGCCGAATTGAGCCGCCGGACCGCCGGTGAGACTGCGTGACGCCGACCGACGAGCGGTTGCTCAAGGCATTCGCCGGGCTGCGGTACGACGACCGCTTCAAGATCGTCGTCGAGTGGCTTCGCGCCAGCTTGGCCGACCAGGATCACAAGATGCGGCGCCTGAGTGGCGACGCCCTGATACGCGCGCAGGGAGAGTCCCTGTGCATCGAACGTGTGCTTGAGGTTGCCGGCTCGGCCGACGCATTGCTCAAGCGTTAATCCCCGGACCCCGCCAAGGCGGCCCGGACCCAGGCCCGAAAGGGCTTTTTTTGTGCCCGACTCCCGGCAACACCCCCAGCGATGGATCGGTCGACCCGGCTCGGCAGGAGTTATTCATGGCAGTTCCGAAGTCAGTGAAGAAGCAGGCAGAAGAAGCGCAGCGGCTGTTCGAGCAGCGCAATGGCGATCCGGTGGGCACTGAAGTGCTCGATCCGCCGCCCCAGGACGAAGTACCTCCGAAGGTCGAAACCGATCCGCCACCGGCGCCGGTCGAGACCAAGCCCGAGAATTGGGAGCTTCGTTACCGCAACTACAAGGCGGGAACGGACGAGACCATCCACCAACTGAGGCAAGAGACGGCAGCCCTTCGGGCCGAAGTCTCGGCGCTGAAGGAAAAAAATGTGGACAGTCCTCAGTCGGGCTTACTCACGGACGAGGAGCGGGAGGAATACGGCGACCTGGCCGTGCTGATCGAGCGCGTGGCCAAGGCCATGGTGGAGCGTGAGTTGGCGCCAACCCGTCAGAAGGTCGAGTCGATCGCGGAACGCTCGGCGGAAACCGAGCGGGACCGGTTCGAAGACGGACTGACGAGGCGCGTGAAGGACTGGAAGGTCATCAATGAAGACCCCCGGTTCATCGCCTGGCTGAATGAAGTCGACGACTTCAGCGGCCAGCAGCGCACCGCACTGATCCACCACGCCGCTGCGGCGCGCGATGTAGACCGCGTGGCTGCCTTCTTCACGGCTTTCAAGGAGCTGCCCGGTGCGCCACAGGCCCGCCAACAGCGCGACCCCAAAGAGCGAGAGCTGGCTGGGAACCACCGCGGCGATGGCGAACCGCCGGCCTCGACTCAGAAGCGTACCTACTCGAACGACGAGATCAGGGCGCTGTATGACCAGAGGCTGCGGGGCGCCTACAAGGGGCGGGACCAGGAATGGCGGGCCATCGAAGCAGACATTTCTGCGGCAGTCGACGAGGGTCGGATTCGGTAATCCGATCCTACCTGCCGCGTAACCAAACGAGGATTTTACAATGGCAGGTCCAACTCGCGCCGGGGGCTACCCGGACATTTCTTCGACTTCGTCGAGCGGCTTCATCCCGGCCATGTGGTCGGGACGGCTGGTCGAGAAGTTTTACGGTGCCACCGTGTTCGCCGAGATCGCATCGACGGATTACGAGGGCGAAATCACCGCCTACGGGGACAAGATCGAGATTCGCACGGTACCGAACATCGTAATCCAGGATTACGTGATCGGCGGCGGCTTGACCTACGAAAACCCGGTGTCGGACAAGGTCACGCTGAACATCGACAACGCCAAGTGGTTCGGCTTCGCGATCAATGACATTGATCGGCACCAGTCGGACCTTTCGCTGATGGACAAGTGGTCCGAGGCGGCCGGTGAGCAGATGAAGGTGGCCATCGATACCGATCTGCTGGGGAAAATCTACGCCGACGTTTCGGCAGACAACCAGGGGGCGACGGCTGGAGCGCGTAGCCACAGCGTCAACCTGGGCGTGACGGGTTCCCCCCTTCAGCTCTCCGTGTCGACGGTGATGGACTTCATCCTGGGCTTGGGTCAGGTACTGGACGAACAGGACGTGCCCGAAACGGGGCGCTGGCTGGTCATTCCGCCCTGGCTGTCGACGCTCATCAAGCTGTCTCCGCTGGGCAACACCTACGTGTCGGGTGACGAAACGAGCATCATGCGCAATGGTCGGATCGGAATGATCGACCGGTTCACGGTGTATTCGAGCAACCATCTGGCCGTTGTGACGGACGGCGCCACCAAGCCCACACGGGTGATGGCCGGTCACAGCGCGGGCCTGACGTTTGCGTCGCAGATGACGCAGATGGAAGACCTGAAGAACCCCAACGACTTCGGGCAGCTGGTACGCGGCCTGAACGTCTACGGGTTCAAGGTTATCGAGGGCAAGTACCTGGCCAGCGGGTACGTCTACAAGTGAGTATGGCGGGAGGGGTTTTCCCTCCCGCTTTTTTCATGAACTGAGGATTCTGATATGGCAACTCAAAACCTGACTGCGGGCGAAACGCAGAACAACCACGCCGGCCGGCGCACGGCCTTCGTCACCGAGCAAACCATCGACTTCACGAAGACGCCCGGTGCCTCGGGTGACGTGATCCAGTCGCTGAACGTGTATCCGGGCTGGTTCGTCCAGGCGGTGCTCGTGCAGGTGCTCACGGCCGAAGGCGGGACGCTGACCGCGAACGTGGGCGACGGCACCCTGGCGACCGGCTTCATGACGGGTGTCAACCTGAATGCGCTGGGCATGACCAAGTCGAACCTGACGTTGACGGAGGCCGCTCCCAACACGGTCACGGGGTACACTGGCGGCAAGCTCTACACGGCGGCAGACACCATCGATTTGGTGCTCAGTGCAGCCGCGGACGGCGCCAAGGTCCGCGTGGCCGCTCTGGTCATCGACATGTCCTGAAGGCTGGCGGCCTCGTTCGTCGGGGCCGCTTTTTTCTGATTCAAGGAGCGATTCATGTCCAAGTACATTCAGCAGATCACCACCGGCATCGTCTTCATCAACACCCCGCATCTGGAAAAGATGGCGAACATGCGCCCGATTTCGGACAGCGAGGCGAAGGCGCTGCTTGGCGGTCAGGACCCCGTCAAGGTTGACGTCGATCCCATCGAACCTGTCGCGCCTGTCGAGCCCGTCAAGGCCGCTGAGGAGCCTGTCGAGAACCCGGAACCAAAGACCTTTCGCGAACTGATCGAGGCGGCCACGACCAAGGAAGAGGTCGAAGCCCTGGTCCTGGAACACACTGGCGCCGACATCGACCGACGCAAGTCCCTGGCCACCCTCAAGGAAGAGGCGCTGGCCTAAATGGGAACCATCACCGCCCAGAGCATCATCGACAAGGCCGAGGCCACGCTGTTCGATGACGCGAACGTGCGCTGGACGGCAAGCGAGTTGCTTGGCCACCTGAACGATGGCCAGCGCGAGCTGGTGGCGATCAAGCCCGACGCGAATTCGGTCAATGCCGTCCTGGCGTTGGTAGCCGGAACCCGCCAGTCACAGCCCGGCATTCAGCTGCTCAAGGCGGTCAGGAACATGGGCCTGGACGGCCTCACGCCGGGCCGGGTCATTACGCCGGCCAGCATGGAAACGCTGGACCGCATGCGCCCGAACTGGCACACCGACACGGCCAATGAGCAGGCGCAGCACTACCTGTTCGACCCGCGTGACACGAAGGTCTTCTACGTGTATCCGCCGCAGCCGGCGACACCGAGCAAGATCGAGGTCGTGTACTCGGCAACGCCGGACGATGTGGCCATCGGCGATGCCATCGCGGTCGACGACATCTACGCCACGGCGCTCTACTACTTCATCCTGGCACGGGCGCACTCGAAGGAAACGCCTGGCGCCGATGTTGGCAAGGCGGCTGGGTACTACAACCTGTTCCTTGGTGTTCTTGGCATGACTTCCAAGGGCGAGGATCGGTCATTCTCGCGCTCGCCGCGCTCGCAGCAGACGGCGCAGGTGGACTGATGGACATCACTAC